CGCTCAGCGAAGGACGCGACATCAGCAGACGGCGCGCTCTTGATCCAAGAGGCGAAGGTCACCGCTCAAGATACCGTGATCACTGACAACAATGAGGATATCCCTGGCGCGAGCGAGATTCTCTTCCTCAACTTCTCGCCTGATTACATGTGCTACTATCAGATGTTGAGCCTCGTTCGTCGCCCGCTCGCTCAGGTATCGACCACCTTCCCGTTCCTCCTGATGATGTTCGGTGCGCCCGCTGTTAAGCTGCCTACCAAGATGTTCGTGATCAAGAACGCAGGTGTGAACGCATCTTCAGGCTTGAGCGCGATCACCGATCCTCAGCTTCTTGGCCTTCACATCTAAGAGCGCTTGAGAGGAGAGCCGCCCGATGAGTATTATCAAGATCCGACACCCCCGCCTCAAAAACGTAGAACTCTCTCTGGCTGACGGTCTTGTAGCCGTCAGCGCAGAGGGGATCATCGAGGGGGATCTCTCCGAAGCTCAGCGGGCCAAAGCTTCCCTTATGGGATGGGAAGTGATCAGCGAAGAGGCGCCTAAGCCCAAGCGCAGGCGCACAACGCGAAAAAAGGCTGCTACGAGCAGCGATGAAGGATAAGCCCCAATGGCCACCATCTCAGAGCGCGGGTATAATACGCAGTACCTCAAAGACACCTACCTTCTAGGTGTAGATTTAACTCTTGATGATGGTAGCCCTTATCCTGATACAATCTTCAGCACCTCGATAGAGCAAGCAGAGCGCGCAGTCAGCGACGAGCTCGGCTTAGTTTTCGATGTGCAGACGTTCTCAGAACGTCACGACAAAGAGCCAGACGCCGCGCCCGCTTGGCATCCCCTCAGGTCGCGCTATCGGCCTTTGATTGATGTTGAGGCGCTCTCTATTGTGTACGGGCAGAGCTCCACACGCGCAGAGCTCCCGCCACAATGGGCGCAAGTTACAGAGCCCATGGCCGGACAGGTGCATATTATCCCGACGACAGAAGGCGCTTCAAGCTACCTGATCGCGGGGGGTGTGCCTGTGATCTTGGGTCTAGGTGGCCTAAACGCCGAATACTATATCCCTGCCTATTTTGAGCTCGATTATCGCGCGGGCTTCCCATATTACACAGGAACCGCGACGATCAGCGCGGGCGAGAGCTCAGTAGATGTGAGCACGCCTCAGAAGTTTGTTGATCGCTATGATGTGAAAGCGACGGGCGCAAGCGTGAGCACAAAGCGCCATGATAAGTTCACCTTGAGCTTGAGCGCGCCCGCAGCGCAAGACACAGACATATCATGGACTATCGACACGCTACCACAGGACATCGCGCGCGCGGTCATGTTGAAGAGCTCACTTCTCGCGCTAGACGTTGCAGGTGATCTGATCGCGGGCGCAGGTCTCGCGATGGTCTCTACTTCGATGGATGGGCTATCACAAAACATCAACACTACAGCGAGCGCGACTAACTCTGGGTATGGTGCCAGAGTCTTACAGTTCACCAAGGAATATAAAGAGCTCATCGCCACACTCAAGGCCACCTATCGCGCTATGAATATCATGGCTCTGTGAGGTGAGTCATGATTCTAGGCTCACGCGTACCCCCAAAGCTTAATCCGCGCGCTGACTTCAAACCTGAACAGTTTAGAAAAGTTATCATCTCACATGGAATGAATGTGAGATGGGAGCAGGCGAGCGAGTGTCCCTGCTCTCAGGTATCGGGCGCGCATGGATTCAGCCTGACAGGCGCGAGCGGAGACGCGGAGCAGGCGCGCGTAGATTGCCCCGCGTGCCACGGTAAAGGCTATCTCTATCACAGCGCCCAGACAATCAGAGCAGTGGTTACAGGCGCGCGAAAAGAGGAGCAGAGACACGGACCCGCAGGCGCGACCGAATATGGACGCGGGAACATCGGGATCACTCTATTACCTGAGCATCTACCTATGATGGGTGATCGCTTCACCATCATAGACAGCGCTATCGTATACCGAGAGACGCTCACAAGAGGCGCAGGCGCGACCGATGAGACGCGCTATCCTATCGCCTCGCGATCTCATGATCTCGCAGGGGGAGCGGTGAGCTTTGGTGTAAGGCACCTCATCCCCGCAAACGCGCAAGGAATCGTAGACCCCGCAGGCGCGCTCAGTGAGGGCGTAGACTTTAATGTTGTAAACGGTGAGATCCAGTGGATCAATGCACCAAATGAGGGCGAGCGCTACAGCATCACATACTACGCGCACCCCGTATACATCATCATGAATCACCCCCACGCGATTAGAGACACATACATCAACTTCAAAGCGCCCGCGCCTTATCATGCAGAGCTTCCGATCTATGCAGAGGCTCAGCTTGAGTTTTACGGAGCTCCAGAGGGTGCAGCGCGATGATTAATCTCAGCGAATACGGATTAGATCAGCGGAGCAGACAAGCCCGCGCGAAGCGTCTCGCGGTCGCAATCGCGGCAGCGTGGAAAGCTACAGCGCATGAAAACGGCGATAGCCTAGGCTCAGTGCTCAGAGACTATAAGCGCGGAGTAGTCATCACACAGGCTACACCTGATCTCGTCATCGTGACGCTACAAGGCATCGTGCCTAATCTCCTTGAGCGCGGACAACCACCGCACGATATGAGAGACTATCTCCTCAAGACAGTGCGCGCGGGCGCAGCACCGATCAGGAGAGATAAGAGCGGGCGCCCCTATCGCTTCATCATGTTTCGTAAAAAGGTGGCCGAGATCAAACGCATGGGTGACAGCGCAGCATACAACGACGCGAAAGATCTCAGCGCGACCATGAGCGGAAGCGAGGGTAAACTGATCTATGGCGCGCGTATGGACAGCGGGCGATCCAGACACTACCTCAATAAAAGCGGTGTAAGATCTGTATCAGATGCATTAAGCGGAATGGTCAAACTCGTTGGAGTCACGACCCAAGCGGGCGCATCACGCGCGGGCTCAAATACCACCTACGCAACATGGCGAACGGTGAGCTATAAGCGCCCCGAAGCATGGCAGCATCCAGGGCGCCCCGCGCTGAATCTCGCGCGGATTGTCACGGATAATATCAATGAGATCGCAGAGGCAGCGGGCGTATGATTCACCATCATCTCACGACAGCGCTCAGAGCAGCGCTCAACTATTATCTCGACGCAGCCAACCAAGCGCAGACACTTGAGCACCTGTACAACACCGCGCACGATGACGCGAGCTTGATTAAGATTCTCGCAGAGCTCAGAGAGAAGAGCCCCAAGGTGATTCCACACGCGACCGCAGGCGCTCAGAGCTTGCCTCTCGTGGTCTGTCAGCAAATGAGCCGAAACGTGATTCACCGACCGCTAGGAGGCTCAGCGCTAGGAGTCGAGCAGACAATCAGCAACCAGACCGCGCAGGTGGAGCTCATGACCGCAGGCGCGGAAGCTACTGAGGTTTTAGGCCAGCTCATTATCACAGCGCTTCACGCTTTGCGAAAAGACTTCCTAAGTAACGGCTATCTTACGTTTATGTTTGAAAATATCGCAGAGCTCGCACCGCAAGAGCTACTCGCAGCCGAAGAGCTAGGGGTCTTTGTGCGACGCCTCACGATCTCAGCAATGATGCACGACAGCGCGGGCGTAAATCTGTTTAGCCCTGATGAGGTAATAGGCACATTGAGCCTTGGTCTCTCTCCGCAAGGTCGCGTGACACCTATTTGATAATCGGTTATAATGACCCCCAAACACGAGTGATAAGGAGCGCGGAAAATGCCTAGTATTCTCAACTCTTCAGGATTCCCACGGACCGCACGTCCTGGGATCTATACGCGGATTGACGCGAGCGCGCTCGCAGGTGGAGACATCGCGAGCGGTAATATAGCCATTGTAGGAGACTTCCCGAGCGTCGCTTCACATACACCTAAGCTATTCTCATCACGCCGCAGCATGAGCGCGTATGATCTCAGTGATAATGATCTCGCGTTACTCGCTCAGCTCGCTTTCTCGCCTTCAGATGACCCCGCAGTGAGCGCGGGCGCATCGAGCGTAAGACTCGTGAACGCGCGAGAGACCACCGCTCAAGCCTCTTTAGACATCGGCCCATTAACGCTCAAGAGCGTGATCTATGGCGCGAAGGGGAACAGGCTTCAAGCTTCTCTCGCTATCGCAGGAGACACGCACACGCTGAGCCTGAATCGTAACGGGCTCACAGAGAGCTTTGAGATTGAGAATGACGCACTCTTCAGCATTGATAATGAAGACGCGACTCATGATCTCATCGTGACCATCGAGAGCGGAACCGCGACACTAACGCGCAACGCGATCACTCTCCTCACCGCAGACAGCGACGAGGCGCCCACGCTCAAAGACTTTGTGACGTTAGCGAACGAGCTCACCGACGTGAGCGCAACGCTCATCGAGGTCGCAGAGATCGCGCTCGATGAGATTGATTATATCACGCGCACGATTGGCGCAGTCTCAACAGAGACATTTAAGGCGCCCGCGTATCTGCTCAAAGAGGCGCTGAGCTCATCGACACTCGCAGAGGCGACGCTTGATAACTCTTCAGCAGCCGCAGCGCTTAACGCGACGAGCCAGACCGCGAGCGGAGGGGCAGACGGATTGACCCTCGACTTTGAAGAGGCCCTACAGAGCATCGAGAATCTTGATATCCAAATCGTGGTACTCTTCACCGAAGACGCGAGCTCACAAAGCAAACTCGGAGCGCATCTCACCGCGAGCGCGAACGCAGGCTATGAGCGTCAAGCCTATTGCGCAATCGCATCAAGCGAGAGCCTCGCGAACGTGAAAGCGCGCGCGGCGAGCCTCAACAATGCAGGGATCGCACTTGCAGCGCAGAGTATCAAGCTGATCGACCCACGCGGGCGAACACTCACCAAGAGCCCCAAGTACACCGCGCTTATGCTCGCAGGGATGCAAGCGGGCTCAGATATTGGCGAGCCCCTCACACGCAAGCGCCCGCGTATCATCGAGACCTCTCAATCTTGGGATGCCTACGCCGACATTGAGCAGGCGCTCAAGAGCGGGATCATCGCGATCTCTACCGATAATCTCGGGCCACGAGTCGAGAGATCAATCACAACCTATCTCACAGACAACAACCCTGTTTACTGTGAGGTG